CTTTGATAATCCCAATGGTAGATATGCAATTACTGATACGACAGGCCAACCTGATAAGGTTGCTCGTACTTACTTTAAAAACTTTGAAGTTAAACCAGTAATACCTTCTGTTGATACTCTTCGTCGTGATCTCAGTAGCAACGACAATGCATTGACTGAGATGGAATTGATTAATCCAGCAATCATTGAAAACACTTCCAAGCGCTACAAAGCTACTGGACGTGTGTCGCTACCACAACGAGCACAAGACATTGCCAATCAATATGGTGGTAGGGTAACAGCTTTGGATGTCTTTAATGCACAGGCAAAGCGTGCTGGATACGACCAAATTCCTATTGATTCCCTGGAGAAGGCACAGAAAAGTGTTGACCCTGAGTTCCAACGGTTTATCAACTATCAACCTAATCAGATTCGTACTGATATATCTTTGCTTGGTAGTGGTATGCCTAGCATCTACACTAACCCACAGATTACTAACGAACAACGTGCAGCTTTGAATGTACTTGCTAAGTATGAATCAGGTGCTGCAGGTTATAATGCCGTCAATCAGATTGGTGTAAAAGGTGGTCGTGGTGTACTTGGGTTTAGTGGTGACTTTCGTAAGATGCCTCAACACGGTGGCAAGTCTTTGACTGACATGACTGTTGGAGAAGTAATGGCTCTTCAAGCTGATAACAATATGAGCAATGATGAGTGGATTGCTTCAGGTCGTCTCCATGCAGTTGGTAAGTATCAATTCATCGGTCCTACACTGGCTGCTTGGGTTAGGAGAATCGGTATCCCTCCAGAGACTCCGTTCTCTCCAGAGGTTCAAGATTTACTTGCTCTTACTTACATGCAATCTGCAGGTATTGGTCCTTGGGTTGGTCCTTCAGACTACGCTACTCCTGAAGAACGAGCTATGATTGAACTTGCTCGTACACAACCTATCAGCTTTGGTCCTTCTGTTTGGCGACAAACTTCTAACATGAATCCTAATCTTGTAAGCCGTCTGTCTGGCGGTAATTAATATGGCTGATTATTTTGATATTCCTGAAGATCTTCAAGTCGTTAATTACGACCCTGAAGAAGAGCAGCAACAATATGCTGCCCAAGAACTAGAACAACAACAGCTTATGCAAGGTAGGGAACAACAAGCTGCTGAAGCCCAAGCTGCACAACAAGAAATGGAAGCTTTGGAAGCTGAAGAGAGTGCTAGTCTGTTCGATAAATATGTCCCTGAATTGGAAGAAGAGACCGGCGGTTTGAGGCGTAAAGAGGCAATGCTTACGGGTACACTCGATACTGTCTTTGATGCTGTTGGTCTTGTACCTTGGCTAAAGCCTGTTGATAAATGGTGGGATGATCGTAAACCTAAGTATGAGAACCCACTTAATGATGCTGTTAGGAAAGCTTCCTCAGTTATTATTCCTAGCTTGGTTGCTGGTGGTGCCACAGTTGGTGCTGTTGGTAAAGCTACCCAAGCAATGAACATCAGTAAAAGGAGTCGTATCCTTGGTGGTCTTGCTGCTGAACTTGGTATCGATACTGCAGTTACGGCTGTAGCTTCTACCTCTACTGAGGATGAAAACATTGCTCAAGCATTGAACGAATGGTTGGGTACTGATATTCCTTGGGCTACTCGTGATGAAGATAGTCCTGATGTAAAACGTCAAAAGAACATCCTTGAGTCTGCAGGTATGGGTGTTGGTCTTAGTGTTCTTCAAGCATTCTTTGCTCTTCGTAAGGCTGCTAAGATTATCCCTACTGACCCTGAAGCTGCACAACTTGCAGAAGCTGCTGATGCATTGAAAGTAACGGATGACACTGTTACAGAGGCTGTAGAGGCTGCTCAGCAACGTCAAATCATTGCTCAAACTGATGAAGCAGAAGCTCGTATGTTGGCTGATCCTGAAGGTCAAAACTACGATGCTTTCATTAATGAACCTGCTGAACCTCAAGCACGTGCTGTTATTAATACTGATGCTAATCCTATTGCAGCAAAGGTTGACCAAGCTCGTATTCAAAACAACGTAGGTACTACCAATGGTAGGATGAATCCGGTTGTTACTGAGTCTTTCCAAAAGAAGTTCATGCAAGCTGCTGATGGAACAGAACGAGCTGCAAACTTGGATGAAGTCTTTCAAGGCATTAGCCCTAATGTTGATGCTGTTATTGGTAAAACTAAACTCTCTGCCACTGAAATTAACGCAGCAGTAGATAACCTTACTAATTCTATCTTCAATACCGATCTTCAAGACTTTACAAAGACTATTGAAGATATGAAGAAGACCTTGTATGAAGGTCAGAAGTTCTTTGGTGAAGAGGAGTGGGTTATTGCTTCACAGGCTTTCAGGCGTGCATTTGATGAAATGTTTAACCCTGATAATATGCGTGCTTCTGCATTACTGCAGACACTACTCGTCAACAAGAGATTATCTTTGATAAACTTAACCTTGTTGCTCAAGAAATCCGTGCTAATCAGTACATTGCTGGTCGTAGTTTGGAATACAAGAAGCTTGTTAAGAATGCTGATGCTGGTAAAGTATCAGAGTGGATGGCAGATCAAGCTGATAACTTTACTGAGAACCTACAAAAAGCTAAAGAAAAGGGTTCTAGTATTATCGAAACCTTGAAAGGTATTTCTAAAGAGAATCCTGAATATCTCAAACCTCTCATTAAGGCATATGATGCAACCAATGGTGATGTAGATACTATCTTTAAACTTAACCGTTGGGCTGAAGAACATATTGGTGTTTTTAAAAAAGGTCTTATAGATCAGAATCCTTCAATTCCTAGCTATATTTTGCAGGCTCTTGATGCCATTCGTTATAACAGTGTTTTGAATGGTCTTGCACCTATCCGTGCATTGTTTGGTAACCTCATTTCATCTGCTGCTAAGCCAATTTCGGTAATGGTTGGTAGTAAATTCCTTGGTGATGAAGCTACCTTCAAACGTGCTTTGTTTACCTTTGGCGGTGTTACTGAGACTTTCCAGCGTGGTCTTAAGATGATGGGTGAAGAATGGCGCTATGCTGTTAGTAACCCTGAAAAAGCAGCTCTTCGTGGTCGTGCTGACCTTTACCAGGCTAAATTGAATGACCTTGAATCGATGGATGCCATGGCTGAAGTCTGGAAAAAAGAAGGTAAGAATGGTAAGGTTGCTCTTTGGAATATGGCTAAAGGGCTTAGCTGGTACAATAATACTTGGTTTAGCCGTCTTGGTATTAATGCCATGTATGCTATGGATGGTATGAATAACTCTTTCCAAGCCAGCATTATTGCACGTTCAAAGGCATACGATGAGATTTTTGACCAAACAGGTGGTGTTGTTGATGATAACTTCACGCAATTGTTTGAAGCAAAACAACAAGAGCTTTATAGCAAATCTTTTGATGCAACAGGTCTTCTGACTGATGAAGCAGCTAAACATGCAGCTGGTGAGATTGCTCTTAATCTTGATAGTAAAGTTGTAGATTCGCTTGAAGGGGTGCTTAGAAAGTTCCCAGTTGCTAAGTCTTTGTTCATGTTCCCACGAACTGGTGTCAATGCATTGGAATTTGGTTGGTCATTCAACCCAATGAGTAATCTCGGTCCTGCTGTTACTAAGGCACGACGACTTCTTAAAGCTAAGACTACCGAAGAGATTACTGAAGCTTTGGCTGAACATGGTATGGAATATAGCATGGAAGCTTTTCAAGCACTTAAATCAGAATACATTGGGCGTCAATTGATGGGTAGTACCGTTATTACTGGTGCTGCTTTGTGGGCACTCAACGGTAATCTTACAGGTAACGGGTCACAGGATGCTGGTGAACGTAACCGTATGATTGCTATGGGTTTTAAACCGCTATCATTGAGAATACCTGGAACTGATCAATGGGTAAGCTACAAAGGTTTAGAGCCTTTTGATTCCTTACTTGGTCTTGTTGGAGATGTAGTTTACCAAGGTAGTCGTGCTGATTCAGCTTGGACTGAAGAAATGTTCCAAAAGATGCTTGTTTCCATTACTATGAACATTACTAACAAATCATTCCTCAGTGGTTTCGAACCGTTGGTAGGTATGTTGTCTGGTGATGAAGGTAATTTTAACAGGTTCTTGTCTAATACTGCTGATAGTCTTCTGCCTTATGCTGGTACTCGTAGCATCTTTTCCAAAGCAATTGTACCTCAACTGAAGGATGTAGAACGTGATTTCTGGGGATATCTTGCTAATCGTAACAAGTTCCTACCAGGTGTTGGTGAGGGTCTTGAGGATATGGTAGACGTTTATACTGGTGAACCTATCAAGTATTTCGAACCAATGACTGCTGGTATTAATGCTGTTCTTCCATTCTTTAAAATGAATGGAGGTATGGAACCTTGGCGTCAATGGCTGCTGTCTACTGGATGGGATAACCTTCAAACCGTACGTACTAATCCAATTACTAAAGAACCACTTACTCCAAAGGAACGACAATTTGTTAACAACTGGATTGCTGGTAATGTTGACCTAAAAGGTTCTATTGAAAAGATGATGAATCAACCCAATAGTTATTGGGATAAGCAGATGAAACTATACACCAAACGTCGTGGATTACAGGAGCAAAGTGAGTTCCCAATCAAGAACTCTATTGTCCATAAAGAACTTGATCGTCTTCACAACGATGCATTTAAGTATGCATGGGCAGCTTATGAACAACAGAATGCTCAATCTGCAAACATTGGTGCTATGAAGAATCTGCGTGATCGTCAGTTACAATCTGGTGCTGTGACTGCTGCTAGTCAGACGCAACAACAAGTCCAAAAACTACTAGATATGAACAAGTAAACAATGGCAACAACAAACAACTTTACGTTTGGAGTAGATGTTCATCCATTTACTCTAAACTTTCCTTTTATTGATGAGGATAACTTGGTAGTAACTTTGGATGGTGTTGTTAAGACACTAGATACTGACTACACAGTTATCAATAAAACTAGTAATACAGCAGCAGGTGTCGGGTTCCTAAGTGGTGCTCGTATTCAATTTACTGCTGTTCCTTCAAGCGGTGCTGTTAAGGTAGTACGTGATACTAATCTTGAGACTACCTCTACTTTTAAGACAGGTTCTGCCATCCGTGCAGTTGACCTAAATTCTAACTTTACTCAAAACCTTTATGTAACAGAAGAGATTTCCAACAATGCAATTCTTACCGATGGTAGTAATGCATTTGATGGTAATCTTAACATGGGAGGTAACAGGATTACTAATCTTGGTACTCCCACAGCCAATGATAATGCTGTCACTAAACTATATGTAGATAGTCGTCTTGGTTCTCTTGAAGTGCCTGGGTTTACTCGTTGGAGTCTTACTGCTGTTGGTGGTGAGACTACATTGAGTGGTGCTGGTACAACTGGTGGTACGCTTACTTATAGTGCGAACCGTGAACAGGTGTATCTGAATGGTGCTCAGCTACAACGTGATACTGATTATACTGCTAATAATGGTACCAGTGTTGTACTTAATGTAGCACTTATTGCAGGTGATGTTGTTGAAGTCATTTGTGTTAATAACCTCAACGGTAGTACTTCTAACCAGTCTCAAGATCAGTTCTTTGTTCAAAGCGGTACAGGAGCTACGACTAGGACTGTTGAAAGCAAGCTGAGGGATGTTGTCTCCGTTAAGGACTTCGGTGCTGTTGGAGACGGTGTGACGGATGATACAGCTGCTATTCAAGCGGCTATTGATGCTTCTAATGCAGCCTTAGGTACAGTTATTCACTTTCCTACAGGTACTTATAAAACCACTGCATCCATTACTTTAAAAAGTTATATTACTATTGAAG